ATGTTCTATAATATAGGTAGAAAACGAACAAACGTTCGTTACTTACAAATAATACGGGAGGTTCACCAAATGACTATAGATGAATACACAAGTCTAACGCGTGAATTAGCGTCAGGAGACGCAGATGAAGCGCGCACTTCTCAGATTCTCGTTAGTCTCACAGATGCGTTTACAGAGTCTTCATCAAATCTCGAAAACGCACAAAACGAGATAACCAAACTGACAGATAGCAACACTTCACTCAAACAGGCAAATTACGAACTTTTCTTACGAATAGGCTCCAAGCCCTCGGACCAGCCCGACATCCCCGAACAGACACCTAAGACACCCGAAGATTACACCGCCGAAATCGGCGAGTATAGATAAAAAGGAGTTATAATTAAAATGGCAAATGCAGCAAGAGCCGTTTCGGTTATGAACGCAGTGAGAGCAGCGGGCTCTCAGAATTATCAGTCGTTCATTCCGGAAGCAACACTTACAAACATTGCAGAGGTCGGAAACCCTATAATTAATTATCAGGCAATCCGCAATGAATTCTGCACACTTCTTCCCAACATCATTTTTGACACTGTTCTTCACAATAGAGTGTGGAACAATGAATTCGCGTTTCTCCGTAAAGCACTGCCCATGGGGTCTGATGTAGAGGAAATCGCGGTCAATCCGGCTAAAGCAGAAAAATTCGACCCCGAAAATGATTACCTTACGGGATATTTCGATAAGCCCGATATTAAGGTTGCGTTCCACCGTCTTAACCGTAAAGACCAATTTAAGGCGCGTATTCAGAACAACGAGCTTAAACTTGCGTTCCGTTCATGGGAAGACCTCGACGACCTTATTGCAGGTGTAATTAATTCGCTTTATAATGGTGATAACATCGAGGAGTTTGCACTTCTCAAAAACACTATAAACAGTGCACTTGCAAAGGGCTACGTCTCAACCGTACAGGTTGCAGAGCCGACCGATGAAGCATCCGCAAAAGCGTTTATGCGTAAGGTCCGTCAGACTTACATTGATTTCAGATTCCCGTCGTCGCGTTTTAACCGTTATGCAGAAATATCGGGAGACGGTAAGCCGTATATTACATTCTCTCCCACTGAGGAAACGATGATAATTATTTCATCTGCTGTCTCTTCTATTGTTGATGTGGACGTGCTCGCAGCCGCGTTTAACATGGAACGCGCTGACTTTATGGGACGCGTTATCTATGTAGACGATTTTGGCATTGACGGTGTATATGCGCTTATGTGTGACCGTCGTTTCTTCCAGATTTATGATTCTCTCCGCGAGACGGGCTCGTTCTACAATCCCGCGCGTATGGAGTGGAGATATTTTTGGAATGTATGGCAGACCTATAGCGTATCACCGCTTGCTAATGCTGTAATATTTACTTCGATTGCAGATGGTAAAGTAGACGGCGCACAGCTTTCAGCCGGACAGGATACTGTAACTCTTAGCGACACTGCTACTGATGTTGTCATAGACGCATCTGACTTTAATAATACTGTTTCGTTGTTCCTTATGGGTAATAACATCTCCAACAATCAGACCGTTACCGCTACAGCTACTAAGGACGGCTCGACAGTGTCTGCGTCCGTTGTAACTGTGACATATAAGTTGGGAAATCAGTACACGGTTACTTATGATAAGAAGACAACCGCAGCATCAGAGAAAACACAGGTTGTTCTTAAAATCGGTGGTGGCATAATCGGCGCGTTCACTGTAGATAATTCCAAGTAAAAAGATAAGCTCGATGGGCTTTTAATAAGCATACTATCTTAATAATCGAGAGGGAATGGTGGGTGGGTATATAAATATGAAACTTATTATTACGTTATTTATCTGTTTTCTTATATGCGTAACAGCTGATTATATCACAGGTGTTATGAAAGCATATGTAAACAGCGAAGTATCTTCTAAAGTCGGAAGAAAAGGAATATTGAAAAAAGTCTCTTACATTGCGGTTGTATTCTGCGCAATGATGGTTGACTATTTGATATTTATTACAAGTGAAAAGTTTGGTGTCAACTACGATCCCATTTCTTGTGTACTTGTAATGGCATGGTTTGTAATCAATGAATTGATATCTATTCTTGAAAATGTATCGTCTATGGGCGCGCCATGCCCCAAATTTCTGAAATCGCTTATGAAACGGTTGCAGAATAATATAGAAAGCGTAGATAAAGGAGATAAGTCAAAATGAATAAAAAATTTCGTGGTATAGACATTTCGCTTTATCAGCGGAACATTGACTATGATAGAGTTATAAAGGATAATGATTTCGTAATAATCAAAGCGGGGCAGGGAAGAACAGCGGAATATAATTTTCCGTTTACTGACCCACTTTTTGAACAGCATATAAAGGCGTTTCGTTCACGCATATCGGGGAAGAAATTCTACATAGGAGTTTATTGGTACTTCATGGGTAGAACGGAAGCTGAGACTCTTGAAGAAGTTAAGTATCTTATACAGATACTTAAACCTTACAAGGAAAATATAGATATCGGAGTTGCGCTCGATGTTGAAGATACATCTCTTATGGGAGATGTGGACGGTCTGTCGCGTAGAGTGAATCTCTTCCTTAATTCTATAATCGGAGCGGGATATAAGGCGTATATTTACGCTAATGAATATTTTCTTGCTACGCAGTTTAAGAATAATCTTAATTTCCCGCTTTGGCTTGCGTCTATAGATGATGGCACTAAATCTCACAAGAGCCTTCAGAAGAAATATCCCAACCTTAAAATATGGCAGTATAGCTTTAAGGGTACGGAGGGCGGTATATATCCCGTGGACTGTAACGAAGCTGTTGATATAATCGGAGACACCAACACCGATTACCTCGTAAACATGAAAGATGTTGTTACGCTCACGCGTTTTCTGTCAGGTTGGAATATAAAGGTAAACGAAGTGCAGTCTGATATAAATCAGGATGGATATGTAAATATGAAAGACCTTATAGAGCTTATAAGGCTCATGGTAGAGGAGTAAAATATTATGGCGTACGCACCGAGCGGAACAATAGCGTTCTATAGAGTACCGTGGAAAAGCGACTATAAAGATGTACGCCTGTTCACCTCAAAGACGGAGGAGAGTAATTATTTCTCCTCCCCTTTGAGGGTAGAACAAAACTACACATACATCAGAGACAAACAGGCTATTAAAGTAAACGCCAATAAAGAGGCTATAGAGCAGTATAACTACATTCGTTATATGAACGAAAATTTTTCTCTTAAATGGTTTTACGCTTTTATAACGAAAGTAGAATATATAAATCAAAACGCTTGTTATGTTTACTTTGTGCAGGACGTACATATGACATGGTGGGACTGTTACACAATTAAATCTGCGTATGTAAAGCGTGAGCACGTTTCCGATGAGTCAGACAGTAATAATACTATTGTTGAGGATTTTAATATTTCAAACTATGAACAAGATTATATCGGTTATTCGTATGACTATACGCCAAATAATAAATCTACAGGTTCTGTCATTATTGTAGTTACATCTACTATTCCATACGCAGTTGTAGAGCATTCAACTGTAGATGGCGCGGATAAGTATACTCTTATATCAAAATATGACTATAGTATAGTACCGACTATTAATAATACAATGCAAAACGCTACATATGTTTATTTTTCAACACTTGAGGAATATCAGAAATTTATTTCAACCATGAATTTAATTGGTGAAATAGATTCCGTATCCGCTATTATAGTTTGTGATAAAACAATTATAGCTGGTTCATGTGAGATATATGATACACTTGCTGGTGGCGGTCAACAAGGTTTACTCGTTACTATAGATAAAGAACAGGGCGTCACATTTGAACGGTACGCGCAGTATGTAATTACGTCATTTACGTCGGTGAATAAAAGTGACTCTTTTGATTGTATAACGGTTGGCGGATATACTCCAAAAAATAGAAAAATTTTTCATTACCCATGCTGTAAATGGGTCATTGATGGGAATAACGGTGATTATGTAGAATTACAACCGCAATTATTGCAAACTGCTGTACAGTTGATAATAGATGAAAAAATGTCATTCAGTACAAAATTAACAGTTAAAGCAATACCGCGACATTATGCGCTTACAGATTCATTCGCTGCCACCTCTGGGTGGGAATATTTTAACATTCAAAATTCCGCAAGCATCACAGCGTCAGTAACACTCCCGTTTATTAAAGACAGCGCAGCAAATTGGAATGCTCTCAATTCGAATACAATAAATGCGCAAATTTCAAACGCAAAAGTTAAAATAGCACTTGATGCTGTGTTTGGGGCGATTGACACAGTTGCGTCAGCCGGCGCGGGCGTGTTGAATATGGCAGCGCTTAACCCGTCAAGTGTAACCGGACTAATCGGAGCGGGTAAACAAGGTGTTTCGGAATTGACCGACACAGGGCGCTCTATTGCACGCGATGTTATGCAACTCCGTGAAACAGAGGCTAATATAAATGATAAAGCTAACTTACCGTCACAACTTATGAATATGTCAGCAGATGACCCGTGGAGCGCTCAAAATGGTTTTATGAAATTTACTATTCGTCATATGTGCGCCCCACTCAATGAAATAAAACGGTATGATAAATATTTATCGAAATATGGTTACAAAACGAATGACTTTAAGATACCCGCCATGAATAATCGTCAGAATTGGAATTATGTTGAAACATCATCTATAACAATCGCTCCTGTGGAGAAAAACGGTTATGCTCCTACGGACAATGAATTAACCAAAATTGAACGTATATTCAATTCAGGCGTTACATTTTGGCACATAAACGATGTAGGAAATTATGGTGACTATACAAATGAAATTGTAGGTGATACTAATGGCAAATAAGAAAATTCCTGTAGGATTCAAAGGCGCAAACAATGAATGGATAGCAGGAATGACAGAACAGACTACAATATTTGATACATATTTTTCGCGTCTTGTTCTGTTGGCATTGTCTATCTATAAGTGGAACAATCTCCCCGAAACAATGAATGAGCGATTTCTTGAAAAGACGCTCAATGAGGACGGACGCGCTTGTTTTACAGATTCGGAATACGGGCTACTCAATTTGCGCGTCGCACCGTCGGGAGATATAAATTTTTATGAAAATCCAACGCGGTTCAATTGTTACAGTATAGGTATAAACCTTCTCCGCGATGCTAAAGAATGTGTGTACATCAGAAATAATTACATAGAGCGGTCTACATATCCCATACTCGTATACTTTGCTAAAAAACTCACGGAGATTGAGCGTACTATTATCATGAATGTTCATGCACAGCGTACGCCTATTCTTGTACAGTGTGAGCAGGAGCAACTGCTTACAATGAAAAATATGTATATGCAGTATGACGGTTTCATGCCTGTTATATACGCGAACAAAGACATCGAATTGTCAAACTTGTCTGTCCTTAACACAGCTGCCCCGTACCTTGCGGATAAACTCGATGAGGAAAAGAAAAACACATGGCATGAGGCTTTGACATATCTCGGAATCGGCAATTCAATGGATTTTAAGCGCGCTCAAGTGCAGACATCAGAAATAGAAGTTAATTCCGAACATTACGGATATATGGCTGAGGCTGGTCTCATCACACGTCAGCAGGCGTGCGAAGTTGTTAATAAGATGTTTGGAACAAATATTTCCGTTGAGCGTCGTAACATAAACGAAATTTTGAATGGGGGTATGCGGTATGGCGAAATATACGACACTACTCCAAACGCTGATTAAAAGCGGTTACGATTTAGGTATGGATACTTATCCTATGCATCAAGAATCATACCGCTTACTGCTTAACGACAAAATTTATAAGCATTATGCATACCGTGAGATAGGCTTTGAGACTCCAGCGCTGTTCAAACATTACCTTAACATGAAAATGAATGAGATAATGCCATATTATAATCAATTGTATGACATTCAAGTTGAGTTTCTAAAACAAAATGTATTTCAGAATGTAAATAGAACGGAAACAGAAAAAGGTACAATAAATGATAAAGGTGACGGGAGTGAAAAAACTACCGATAACCGCACTATTACAGACGCTGGAACACATTCGGATACCGATAATAACCAACGTATTTATAGCGATACACCGATGTCACCGTTGAATTTTGAAAACATTCAGATAGGAAAATATGCGACTGATGTTACGTTTGAAAATAACAGTAACAACGGGACAACCGGAAACACACGTACCCATGGCGGGTCAACGGTAGAAACAACTACAGACAATAATCTCAGAACAGTTGATATCGCAAAGATTTTCACCGGAAACGATGGTAGACTTTACCCGTCGGAGGTGCTCGCTAAGGCAAAAGCTGAAATACTGAATATCGATATGATGATTATAGACGAATTAAATCCTCTGTTTATGGGGATATTTTAACAAAGAGAGGTATATACAATGGCAATAACACCACTTAATTTTTGGGTACAGCCTGTAATTCCGCTTACGTTCGATGATTCGATTTCGTATCTTGAGACGCTCGGTAAAGTCGTAGAAAAGCTCAACGAATCACTTACTCAGAATGAGGATTGGGCAGCTGAATTGCGTAAAGATATAACGGATTTTAAGACTAAAATTGAAAATGAAATGACAACGTTTAAAGCAGAAACCAACGCCGTTATATCATCGTTTGAAAACAGAATAAGTGCTCAAATTTCAACATTTGAACGGCAAATGAATGATAAATATTCAACTTTCAAAAATGAGATTCAGACGCTTGTAAATTCAATAAGCCTTAACCCCGATTATTCCATAGACCATGACAGCCTTAATATGTGGGACGTATGGGGTAGTGGGGCGAAACTTAACTACAAACTTAAAAATACAACAGGAGCGGAGGTTTATTCTAACGGTAATTACATTTCTGCATATATACCTGTCAGACCGCTTAAAAAATATGCTATACGATTCGGAAAACCACGTGGTTATCTTACGATAGATGATACTCAATACATAATTGTGTACGATGAAAACAAAAACTTTGTCAGTCAATTGATTTCAAACAATTCACCCACAACATTCACAATGCCTACTAATGGGTATTATATAAGAATAAATGTAAATCTTAATACTAAGATATCACCCGCAATTAATATAACAAACCTCACCGAGGACACCGGAATGGTAGATATAGAATCATTGCCTGTTGTAAACGGTGAGCATGATTATAGTTGGTTTGATACGCCCGAATCTTTCAAAACTACAATATCGAGTACAACCACGGATGATAACGCCGTATACAAGCGCAAGATTACATGGCGTGATATGGATGATTCAAAGAACCTCGCGCTTTATGATAATGTAACTGTCGGTGGATATACCGCAGGCGCGTATAATGTAACTACAGGCGAGTTCTCATCATCTATTACCAATTCATTTACGTCGGATTTTATACCTGTTTGTCCGGCTACGGATGATATCGTTATAACCAATCCGCTTAACGCGGGTGATTATGCGAATGTAATTTATTTTAACGAAAATAAAGAGATGATAGGAATGTATAAATTTACGGCTCAGGTTACATCTAACGGGCTTTATATAAATCCTATCCTTTACAACGACGTTGCATATATAAAGTTTTCCGCTCTTATAACCGACTTGCATAATTGCAGAGTAACCGCTGATGGCAAGCCTAATTTCGGCAGTGGGGTTTATCCTGATACCGTGGGTTTTAATAGTGTAATATTGGTTACACGCGCAGCGGGTGGAATTATAAGATGTGGTACTAAAACATATACGAGCAATGAGTGTTATAAAATATTGAAAGACTGTATAACTAACGATAGACCGATATATGACAGCGAAACCGTATCAGGGCAGCTTATCCCCCTTAGAATAACGGTTTGTAAGAGAACAGGGGAAGACGAAACGACGTGCAGATACATCGGTAAAAAACTAACCGGAGAATCTGTAACATTGGTTGTTAGTTTGTTCGACAATGGTTCAATAGCTTTATTGTAATTATGAGCGAGTGTTAAACACCGCGATGGCATAAAGAGCCATATAATTAAAAAAGGGGAGGTTTTATACCTCCCCTTTTATTATATCTAACCATGCCGCTTTTACACGGGCGTTTTCATAAGCCGTCCCCCATTTATTGCCTATACGCTCCATAGCAACAGTAAACGCTTTTGAGTTATAAAAACGGAACGTGTCGACCGAGCGGTTATTTATCCGCGGTCGGTTGCGAGCGTGCTTACCGTGGTATTCACCGATAAGCAAACAGCGTTTCTTAACACTGAACCCCATTGTCATTTTAACCTTATTATACTCAAAAACATAAATCCAATGGTAGTCTTTGAATAACTGCGGTTTAATTTCGGGGTCTTTCTTAAATGAGCCTGTGGTAGCAACATCATTTCCAGCTACACGTTGCATTTCGGGTATTTCATCTTCACTTTCATATGCAACGGGAATAAACTCCATAGCGCATCTTGCACCATTTTCAAAGCCGGACGCGTTCCAAAATATAGTCTCACCCAACTTTGGATTTACAGCCTCCCAATCCAAACCGAAAAACCGAAAGAACGGATTATATTTTGACATTTCATTCATATTGTTACCAATAAATATAACTGTCCCACTTCTGTTTCTGAATACAGTAGACACTATAGACATGAAATGTTCAGGTTCGTTCGGATAATATCCATATGGGTCTATCATGACAAACTCGTCGAATACAATTGTATCGACGTTGGGATACTGAGAACTTTTAGATGCGACTTCCTCGTTGGATAGTGCGATACCGTGACCAAAAGGCACACCGTTATACAGATATTTCTGACGGTCAAATACAATATCAGTTGTTTCGTCGTTAAACAGACTGAACCATGTAGTCGCGCTCCGCATAGCGGTATAGTTTCGGAACACTCTTACAAATTCAGATTTATCAGCGTCGTATTTGTCTTTTAAATATTTTGCAACCGATGTACTTTTACCGGATGAGCGTCCGCCGAATAAGAAAATATAAGAACAGTTGGGAAAATTGGCTAAGTCAAATTCATAATATTTCATGCTAAATCCTCCGTCAAGTCAGACATGGAATCACTAAGTAAAATGCCATGCTTGAATTTTGAAATGTCACAAGGGCAAAACATTATATTTCTTTTACCGTTCAAATAATACACTATGCCTATACCCTCATCAAACATATAAAAAGTTGCGCGCTCGGTATCGAGTTTATTACCAAATACATATTCCGATACTTCGTCATAGTGAAGATACGCAGATTTTTCGTTTGTCCAGAATAGACCTTTTTTCATGGGCATTTTAAATTCATAATCTGTATTTTTAATTACAGCACCGCAATATTGCCCAAACTCATCTGACCAATTTCCCTGATTCTGTCTATCGAGATATGTACGCCCTGAAACACTTTGGTCGAACATTGTATTCGTTTTCCACATAATACGCATAAGAGCTTTGAATGAAAGTAACCATGATTCACTATTTTTATATAAATAATCAAGAACAACAGATACTTTCATTGTGGCTTGTACAAGTCCTGACGTTTTTACATCTAATTCTCCATCGAATGTCATATATCGCTTTGAATTGAGCGCCGTAAAATACGCATATGTCTCTTCATAATCAAATTTCCCTAAGCCCCATTTATTTTCCCGCACTTGCGGATGTTTAGATTTTCGACAACGTTCCATGACACCGTTATTAAATTTCGATACCACATCAAGAAGTTTGTTGAATGTAACAACTGATTCATTAGGATGATATAGTTTCGCGCTATCGGTATCCCAATATACAATGATATATGGAGTTTTTGTGAATATAAGATGAGAGAATAATACAAGGTGTCTCCGCGCGTATGCTGTAATATAAATTCCCACGATGTACGACGATTTAACGCGCTTAAACAAACCTCGGTCGGAACGCTCCTTACCGAGTTTTATCATAGTCTCGTTATAATATTGCTCGAATGATTCACGGCTGAGCGATTCTGTGTTTGACGTTATACAATCTTCATCAATAAGAGTATCACCGAATACAAGCTGTGTCGCGTCTATTCCATACTGTGCGTTGAACATATTTTTCGACAGCATAAGATAGCGTTTAGCCAACTTTTTTGGCTCGGCGTTTGATTTTATGTCAGAGAGCCATTTTTCGGGAATACTGTTCAGCAATGTTTCATCGGGATGTTTACCATTTGATATAGCTTTCAACGCGGTTTTCATATTCGCATATATAATATTTCGTTCAACTAATTCATTTATACCACCCGTCGATTTAGCATGATTGAGGAATAGACAATCAGCTGTTATAGATTCGACTTCATACATCTTGAGTATGTTTACAATATCAACTTCTGTTGCGTATATAGTACATTCGTCATAGCTGATAATTCTACCATTATCAATAAGACGGTTATACTCAGATACCATTTCTTCTAATAATTTATAACCATTAGATTTTTTATTATATTCTATGTCACCGATTCCGTTTTTAGATTTAGTCTTTGACGCTGATATAATAGGCATATAATTGTAACCATAATTTTTTATTTTTACATTTTTTAGTGTAAATATACCGTGAAACATTTTTCCTGATACAAGAACGTGACGCATTTTTATAGCCTCAACATCATCTAACAATGAAGATTCTATGCATTCTTCATATAATCCAGCCCATAGATTTTGTAATTCTTCATTTACATATAACACGCCGTTAGTATCGGGAAAGTCCATTTGTATTGACTGCGACGGATAGTCAGAGCATACATCAAACGAATGTACCAAAGTGCATAATTTTCCGCGGAAGAAAGTATTCGCGTGTGTATAAGCACCCTGATACACACCGCGCATAATTTGATATTGGTCAAAATTCATGGGAAATGTATCAACACAGTAATTGCTCCACGCTTTTTCCAATTCTGATGATAGAATAGCTTTATTGTTCTTACGCGTAAACGACGTAAATGTGAGTGGAATGTCCTTTATATTTTTAATCCAAAACCAATTCTTACATTCTTCCATGATTCCACACGCTGTTACTCTGCAATCATTATAACAATACTCATAATCGTATTTCTCAAGTTTATCTGTAGGAAGTCGAAATTCATTATAGTCATATCCAAGTTTCGGGTGTCCTATCATGTCACCGATTGAGCCAACAGAACGGTGCAAAAGTTTAAGTGAACATCGTATCTCGAGCCAAACTTTTTCACCGTCTCCAAACGCGAGTCTCCACGGATTACTTCCATCAGAAAATGATTTTGTAATCATTAGCTGCGACATGAGAGATTCCCAATTGCGCGCGAAAGAAAAATCGAAACCGAGGTTGTGGAAAAATATAAGTGTTCTCTTTTTACGTTTTTCCGCTTGCTTATAAAGTGTATAAAAATAATCTCCGAGGTCTTTCGGATAACGGCAGTCGAAACATGGTTCTACAATGTCCCATGAATCGGGTGTAGTTAGACCCTTGTTAAAATTAGCTTTTACTGCGCAAGCGAGATATGCTCCACATTCGTTTGTTTCTAAGTTAGAGGATGTTTCAAAATCTGCGACGTAGAATATAGGAGAATAATCTACTTCGGTGAATGCTTTTACTTTCGGTTTGATTATTTCGTCTAAGTCTGTCTCTCCACGCTGCAACCGTTTCTTTATAGTAGAAATACCTACACAGTTTTGGCCGTGTAGGTATTCCGAGAGAATGGATAAGTCTTTTAATGTATACAGTTTATCAGCAATTTTGTATGTCGTCATATTTGGTCATAATGTACATTGATACCGAACCGTCTTCTAACGCTGTTCTCATTTAATCCACTCCTTACTATATACAACCTCACTATCTGCCATATGCAAATAAAACGCCAATGGATTATGCGAAAATACGTCGCTTATATTTCGTTTGTCATACTCTGATGCAAAACCCATATGGCAGTTGATTGCTTGGGCCTCTTCTATTTTAAGCGGTATGAATGACTGAAGTATATATACAGATTTAGAGCCATGTCCGCCGAATGGTGTTTCTTCGTTCCATTCATAAGATTGATACTGCTCCCATTTACCATCTGCTTTAGTCCATCTCATGACAGGCTGGTAGCAATTACATTTACATATATCGTGAAAAAGAGATGTGATTATAAGGCTATCTTCGGGGATTTCGTTCTCTAAATAAAGTCTGTCGCGGTATTCGCGGAGTTTGTCATATACTTCAAGCGAGTGTTTTATAAGACCTTCCGGCTCGTTGTCGTGATATTTAATAGACGCGGGCGCGGTGCAAAAATCGCTGTCGACAAATATATATTTATGGAGTTTGTCTATACCGTCACGGTCGATTTTTTCCATAAGATATTTTAAGCGGTCTGAATGAAAGTCGTACATTGTTTTTATACTCCTTTTAGTTAAAACAAACTGATATTCTTTTGTAAGTAGGCTTTTGTCAAATTTATAATATGCTCCGTTCATAGTATTCTCCGTTTTGTCAATATCATATCACGTTGATACTGTAAATTCCCGTCATGGTCGAATGCATACACGGGCGCTAATCTGTCGAGACACGTCCCGATATCTCCATGCCCGTCGTACACCTCATGTTTATTATCATGTCGATAAAGATAATAATATGAGCCGTTGTTAGTTTCACTTCCTAACCAAATAAAACCATGCTTTGTGCCGAGGTTTTTGGCAAAAGACACGTTCTTAACCGATGTGATTTTTACTGCAATCATCTTAAATTCAATTTCGGTCATTTAAATCCACCTTTTAAGTGCGAAAGTATTTCATTTTTACGTTCTTCCAATGCTGCTATATCATCTTCACGCTGTTTTTCGTTGTCGTTAGCTTTTGCGTTATCTTTTGCCTTGTCAAACTCTTTTTCCAACCAATCCGAAAAGCCTTTAGTGTTGGATGGCGGAACATCAAGTTCGCCTGTAATATAATAACCAAGGTCGGAATTTGGGTTGGCGAATGTTGCGAGATATCTATTATCTTCTCTTACATTGACTGTTTTTGTTTTGTAATTTATATAATCTATAGCGTCATTGAAATCCTTGAATTTTTCACCTTTGTCTAAATCTTCTTTTACCGATTCTACAGTTAATAGGGTTTTTTGCCATTTAGCTTTATCGCTTCTGCGTTCGATTCGTCTGTTATGGTTATTTATTGCGTTTCTGAGGATGTGTTCTTGTTGAGGTGTTAGTTCCAATTTTCTTTATTCTCCTATCTGACAATAGTCTTATTAATGACCATTCGACTTTGAACCAATTCAGCCATTTTGTGCATCTGTTATACGCACTGCATGATTCACGCGCTTGCTTAATGTCTTTTGCGTATGGAGCATGGGGAGTTTGACACTCCCCACACGGATACCCAGACGAATTATATTTATTAATCATCGCGCTTTCCGTCTATAAATTCTATACGGTCAACTATGCATGAAACGTATGTTTTGTAAATCTCGTTTCCGCTTTTTGTCTTTTCGTCGGATTTTTCGCTACGGATTGAAAGCTGTCCATTTATAAAAGCAGCTGAACCTTTATCGAAATACTTTATAATGAAATCCGCCGTCCCGCCGAACGCCGAACAACGAATAAACGTTGTTTCTTCGGTCTGTCTATTGTTTATGGCAAGTGTAAACGAACATCCGGTTTTCTGTTCTTTCTTCGAACCGTAAGTAAATGTTTCAGGCTTAGCTACAAGGTGCCCTGCGATTGTAAGCTGATTGACGTTAAGAATTGACATTTTATGATTCTCTCTTTCTATGGTTTTTATTTTAGATTTTGTAGGAATTTTACCCTGCGATTATATTTACAAGGATTTTACCCTGCGATTATAATATTGGAAATTTTACCCTGCGATTGTAAATATGAACGAAATGTGAATAAATTGTGAACGTTTTGTTAATAAAATATTGTTAACGGGTTGTGAACAGACTATGAACAGAATGTTAACAACTTATTGATACATTTTGAACATTTTGTGAATGAATTGTTAACATCCTGTTACTAAGTCTGTATCCTGTGCATAACCTTTTAGTGATTATGCACAGGATTTACTTAAAGACTAGTTATTGTTATTATTGAAAGTGATGTTACGCACAACATTAGTATTATAAAGAATACTATAAAGAATCCTAAAATTTTAACTAAATATTCTTTATCGTTCATGCGGTGAATGTCCTTTGCAATCTGTCGCCGATGAATACGCACCAAATACCATTTGACACATCACGAAGGATATAAACTTTTTCATCCCCGCAACATTTTTGTAATAACTGCCGAACGTAGCGCGCACAATCATAATGTAGTAGCTCTTCGTATAGTGACCATGTAGTTTGCTTTGCCGTCGTAACTGAATGCCGTGGGGCGTTGATGCATTGGACGCGGAATGATGTCAAATTGCCATCGCGCTCTTTATATATGCTATAAATTGGGGTTTCGTATGAGTAAAACGTTCGCTCGTGATTCTCGCTTGAATATCCATCAAAGCCGCATTGTGCGTGTTTGTGTGTAATTAATTTATACATTTCTTATCTCCTTTTAATGTTTATGAATGGAATAGAGGGATTAGCCCTCTATTCCAATTTCCGCCATCATTGCGGCCACTCGCCTTTTCGCCTGCTCAAGCTCAAGAAGTTTAATCGCTTTCTCAAGCTCCGCTGTGTCTTCCGGCGGGTTGGCTTTTCCGGCGTTGGAGATCTTGCGTTTGATTCTCCGCACTGCGTCGGCTATTTCGTCGCCGGTGCATTCGGCGAGCGTTCCAGCCTTAAGGGCTTCAAACGCTTTAATCTCTGCGGCCCGTTCGCGCGTCTTTCCACCTCTTTCGGTGTATTCCGTCATAAGGTCAGAGAGTCGCGCGGGGTCGGCTTCGGGGTGATTGGAACGGATGCGGGAACGTTCAAAACCTATCGCCCTGCGTAGCTCACTGTCGGACAGTGATTTTACAGGAAGTTTCAACATCTCGTCCGTGTCGATGTCGATTCTGTGCGTGGTGTGACAGTCTGGACACTCAAAAGTGTACTGAATTTTCATAGTTTACCTCTTTCTTCCTTATAGGAAATTTAATGTATATGCAAAGGCTTGCGCCTTATGCGCTGTATATAGTTTTCAATGAGTGGGAAACGGTCGGTATTTGTATTTGCTTTTCCTTTGTTTCTGTATATAGTATATTATTCATATATGACATACATAGCGTTTTATTTTTAACATTTTGTGAATTTGCTTAAAATTAGGATAAAGTTTCTATTGTAAATTATTGTTAATAAATTATTGATAATAATAATTTACAGTTTGTCCATAATATTTTGTATAAGAGTTTATATTGTTAATAGTTTATTCATAATATTAATATATTGTTAATAATTATGTTCATAGATTATTTACATAATTATATTGATTTGTACATATATGTTCATAATTATAGTGTGTTTGTTCATATATTGCGTGATATATATTAATAACTTGTTCATAATTAAGTATAGTATTAACTTATCGTCATATTTTTATGAATTTTTATTTACATTTTGTTCATAATTACAAGAGTCGGAAAAAAAGGAAAATTTTGGTAAAACGGGACACGGGTATATATCCC